AGAAAATTTCGCTTGAGATGGCCGCAAATGCCTCCAAGGGAGCATTGGTCGAAAAAATTGTCTTTGCTGGCATTCCGATCTTGTTTAGTTGCGTTGTTTATTTGATGAACTCGCTGTCCAGCGCAAACAATGAAATCATACAACTCAAATCAAAAGTTGCAGTTGTCGTAAATGCCGACAACAAAGCCATACCTCCGCAGGGAACAACCATTGATATGGCCCAGATCCGGGAGGCTCTTAATGACAAGATCGACAAAGTGGAGCGAGACGCCGCTTTGGCTCGTGCCGTCATGACTCTTGATCGAGAAAAGTCGATGGCCGCTATAGACAAGAGCCGTTTAGAAATGGCTGCGGATGCTGCTCAAGCTCGGATGCAAATCCGTTTCGATATGCAGAAAATGATCGACGATTTGGATAAGCGGGTTTCCCATTTAGAGAAAGGTAAATAGCCATGAATATGAGCCAAGCTGGGCTTGATGCCCTTCTCAAGAAGTTTGAGGGCTGCAAGTTGAATGCATACAAATGCCCTGCTGGCATTTGGACAATTGGTTATGGTCATACCTCTGCCGCTGGTGAGCCAGCCGTCACAGAAGGCATGACAATTACGCGAGAGGAAGCCGAAACTATTCTCAAGCGCGACCTGGCCAAATATGAAAAGCCTGTGGCCGATCTGGTTAAGGTCAAATTAACCCAGCATCAATTCGATGTTTTGGTGGATTTTGCTTACAATGCAGGTGTCGGCAATCTGAAGTCCTCTACCCTACTCAAAAAACTGAACGCTGGCGATTATGACGCTGTGCCGAGTGAGCTGATGAAATGGACGAAGGGCGGTGGCAAAGAGCTTCCTGGTCTGGTTCGTCGTCGCCGTGCAGAATCTGAGTGGTGGCGCGATCTGAGCAATAAACCCGTTGTCGAAGAGGAACAAAGAGCCGAACCAGATCCCGTGCCAGTTAAAACAATAACCGAATCAAAACAGGCTAATGGCGCCGTAGCAATTGGTGCTTTAGGTTCAGTTGGGGCTGCTAAGGAAGTTGTGGCCCAGGTGCAAGACGCTAACGATCTATTTGCCACAGTTATGAATATGCTCAAGGACACAAATTTCCTTATCATGGTAGCTATTGTAGCTATTGGCGGGGCCATCTGGTATTGGCGCAAGAAACATCTTGAGGAGCACGGCGTATGATTGGGTTCCTTTTTTCCCCAATAGGGCGATATGTTGCCATAGGACTGGTTCTTTTTATGGCCGCATCTGGTATTTATTGGAAAATCAGGGCTGACGCCATAGCCGAAGTTGAGGCGGCGGCCAAAGCCGATATTCTCAGGAGAACACAAGATGCGCTTAGTGCTGGCGATAGGGCTGATGTCAGTCCTGATGGGTTGCTCAAGTCTGATGGCCACAAAAGAGACTAACGGGGCAGTCTGTACAGTTTGGCGGGATATATCTTGGTCATCCAAGGATACCCCCCAAACTATTACAGAGGTTAAGGTCAATAATGCCCGCCGCGAAGGCTGGTGTACGCATTGAAAATAGTCTAAACTACTGCCGTGGCAGGTAATTATGACAACAGGTCTGAGCTATAACGGCACTGTTGCCGGAACAATGAGCTACATTCAACAGGTAGCTGAAATGGCGGTCGTCGATCAGACGGACCCGAACTTTCTTGCCATTTTGCCGGCTATGATTACCTACTCCGAAAATCGGATGTACCGTGACATAGACTTTCTGTTTACGTCAACTTCCGTCTCCGGCTATACCGTCTCACCAGGCAGTCGATCAATCACAGTGCCACAAGGCACATTTGTTGTCACAGAGCAAATTAACATCATCACACCTGCTGGGACGATGAACCCTGACCAAGGTGTTCGCAATCCTTGTTTGCCGACGACAAAAGAATTTCTCGACGCCACATATGGCTCAGCTCTATACACAGGTCTGCCAACATATTACGCGCCGTTTAACGACAATCTGTTCTATGTCGGTCCGTTTCCGGATCAAACATATTATGTCGAGATTGTTGGAACATATCGTCCGGCAAGCTTGTCTGCGACTAACCCGACTACATTCATCAGCCTCTATCTGCCTGATGTATTTATCATGGCAAGCATGATCTATATTTCGGCGTACCAAAGAAACTTTGGTCGTCAAAGCGACGATCCTCAAATGGCCCAGTCGTATGAAAATCAATATAATGCGCTGCTTAAAGGCGCCTTTATTGAAGAGGCGAGAAAGAAGTACGAGTCTTCTGGCTGGACTTCGCAGTCTCCGTCACCTGTTGCTTCACCGACAAGGGGCTAGACCATGCCCCATGCAGCTCTAAAACTTATTCCGGGTGTTGATGAAAACCGGACCCCTGCTCTTAACGAAGCAGCCATATCTTACAGCAACTTGATCCGCTTTGTGCCTGATAGGCAAGGCTTTGGTCTGGTTCAGAAACTCGGTGGCTGGTCAACCTATTTGCCAAATTCAATCGGCTCAAAGGTCAGGGCTTTGTGGGCTTGGGAAGATACCAATTCCAATTCTTATCTTGCGATTGGCGCTGAACAGTCTTTGTCTTATGCAAAAAGTGGCAATCAATATGTCATCACGCCAAGAACATTCACAACCAATCCGGCAGTAAGTTTAAGTACAACACTTGGAAGCAGCGTTGTTACAATTACCGACACCGGAAGCAACATAACAGATTATGATTTTGTTTATGTTCAAACGCCTATTTCGGTTGGCGGTCTTGTGATTTTTGGACTTTATCAATGCTATAATCCAACTCTAGCTGCAAACACTTATCAAATTATAGCTGTTGATGCTCTCGGTGTTCCAATAAATGCTACTTCAACAGTTACAAATGGCGGAACAATAGTTTCATTTAGCACAACAAATACAAGCGCAAGTGTCAAAGTAACTCTGAACAATCACGGATATTCTCCATCTCAGACATTTGCCGTACTTGTTTCCACCTCCATTGGTGGTGTCACCCTATACGGAAACTATCAAATTGATACTGTCATTGACGCCAATAACTTTACGATCATTGCTGGAAATGCAGCTACATCAACAGTAACAAACCAAGCAATGAATGGCGGCAATGCCAGATACGTTTACTACATTGGTGTTGGCCCTATTCCTGTTGGCTCTGGCTACGGCAGAGGTGGCTATGGCATAGGCGGTTACGGAACCGGCGTCCCTCCTGTTCCTGCAACGGGAACACCAATTACAGCAATAGACTGGACACTGGATAACTGGGGTGAAATTCTTATTTCGTGCCCGTTAAATGGCGCTATTTATGAATGGTCGCCAACTACCGGATATGACGCCTCTTCGATCATACCAAATTCGCCAATTGTAAATGCCGGCGTCGTTGTGGCCATGCCGCAAAGACAGCTTGTTGCATGGGGTTCTACATTTACCGGCATACAAGACCCGCTGCTTATTCGCTGGTGCGATGTTAACGATTACACGGTATGGACAGGCACAGTCACTAATCAAGCCGGGTCTTACCGCATTCCAAAAGGCTCAAAGATTGTCGAGTGCATTCAGGCTGCTCAACAAACTTTGATCTGGACCGATCTTGGTCTTTGGGCCATGCAATATGTCGGCTTGCCTTATGTTTATCAATTCAACGAAATCGGCACTGGCTGTGGCCTGATAGGCAGAAAAGCCGCTGCATCTATGAGCGGCATTGTCTATTGGATGGGGCAGTCTCAGTTCTATCGCCTTGCCGGCAATGGGCCTGAGCCAATTCCTTGCCCTGTCTGGGACGTGATATTCCAAGATTTAGACACTACAAATCTGGATAAAATCAGAATTGCTCCTAACAGCCGCTTTGGCGAAATAGCCTGGTATTATCCGACAAAAGGCAACAGCGGCGAAATTGATGCTTATGTCAAATACAACACAATCCTGAACCAATGGGATTATGGGTCTTTGGCTCGCACAGCATGGATCAACGAGTCTGTCCTTGGTCCGCCAATAGGCGCTGGCACAGATAATTACATCTATCAGCATGAGACTTCGCAAAACGCGGCTGCAAATGGCGTTAACAATCTGCCAATGGAAGCCAGTTTCCAAACTGGTTATTTTGCAATAGCCGAAGCTGATTTGAAGATGTTCATAGATCAGGTTTGGCCTGATATGAAATGGGGTTATTTTGGGGGGAACCAAAATGCCCAAGTGCAGATGACATTTTATGTCACCGACTATGCCGGTCAAAACCCAACAGCCTATGGCCCTTATTACCTGACGCAATCAACGCAATTTGTGACACCTCGATTCAGAGGCAGGCTTGTGTCGATCAAGATCAGCAGCAGCGACGTAAACAGTTTCTGGCGCATAGGCAATATGCGTTACAGAGTGCAACCTGACGGGAAGTTCTGATGGCAACATCATTAGACGACATCCTTACGACCCAGAAAAATGGCGTCATTGCCATTAACGGGCTCAATCAAACATTAAAATTGATTGAAGCCGACCTTCCGTGTATTTGCACAAACCTTGCCGCAATTTTGGTGCAAATCACAAATCTTGCAAAGTCCAGCTTCCCTGCAACTACTAGCCCAACAATTGCGGCATCTACTACGCAACTTGTGACCGCTGGTACTGGCCGCATATTTGCTGTGTCTATTCCTGTTCATGCAGGATCATCGCAAGTTTATATTTATGATTCAGCCACAACTGGCGGCATATCGGCAACCAATTTGATCTTTGCATCGTTGCCATCCAACGCTGCTTCATTCACGCCTTACCAAAATGTCAATCTTGTTTATTCAAATGGCATAGTTCTTAAAACAGACGCAGGTATAAATTTCTGCGTTGCCTACACAGCAAATTGAGGACACCATGCCGCTCAAGAAAGGCTCCTCGCAAAAGACGATCAGCTCCAACATCAGCGAGCTGGTTGGTTCTGGCCGTCCGCAAAAGCAGGCGATTGCGATTGCATTGAGTACAGCCAGAAAGGCAAAAGCCGCTGGCGGTGCTTTGCATCAGCCTATTGAGAAAGGCGCCATAAAAGCCCATAAGGGTCCGATCCATAGCCCTGTTGCCGGTCGCACAGACCATCTTCCCATGCACGTCGAATCAGGTTCCTACGTCATCCCCGCAGATATTATTTCCGCAATGGGCGAGGGCAATACAATGGCCGGTTTCAAGGTCGCCAAACGCATCTTTTCGGCAAAAAAGTTTGCCAGCGGCGGAACTGCTGGCGAAAAGCCTATGCCCAAACTTCCGCCTGCCGATATACCCGACCATCTCAAACCCTATTTTGGCATGGACGTTAATCAGCCGATTAAACTTCCTCCCGCCGACATTCCCGATCACCTGAAAAAGCTGCTCGGCGTCGAAGAAAAGGCGGCTGGCGGGGGCACAAGTCAGGTTCCCATAGTTGCCGCTGGCGGTGAATATGTCATAACTCCTATGGAAGTTGCGAACATCGGACGCGGCAATATGGACACTGGGCACGCCATTCTGGATGCTTTTGTCAAAAAGATGCGTGCCAAAACCATTTCTACACTGAAAAGCCTTCCTGGGCCTAAGAAGGATTGACAATGCAAGAGACACTTGAGATTCGGATTGCTACACCAGAAGATGTCCACACCGTCATGGAATTGGCGCTATCTGCTTGTGATGAAAATGGTTTCGTCAATCCTAATCCGCAGAAGCTACTTGCCGAAATCTGGCCTGCCCTGAACCGCGATCACGGTCTTGTCGGGATTATCAGCACGCCAGGCGGCAAGGCTGAAGGTGCGATTTTACTTCGCATCGGGGCTATGTGGTACTCTGACGATCAGGTTTTGGAAGAGAAAGCTATCTTCATTCACCCTGAATATCGGTCTGCAAAAGGTGGGCGAGCCAGACAATTATGCGAATTTAGCAAACAGGTCGCTGATGGTCTTGGTATCCCGCTTATTATTGGTGTATTATCCAACCAGCGCACTGAGGCCAAAGTTAAACTTTATGAGAGGCAGTTTGGCAAGCCCAGCGGTGCGTTTTTCCTATACGGGGCCAAAACTGGCCATAGATCCGTGACGGAGCACTAACATGGGGCATCGGGTTTGCTCAAAATGTAAGACTGACAAGCCTCTAGTTGAGTTCCGCAAAGACTCGTCTAGAGCTTTAGGGTGCAGTTACATTTGCAAACCCTGCAATTCTGCCAAAGACCTAAAAAGGTATCAATCTGATGTTATTGGCCAACAAGCTCGTGGGCGTGATTTTTACAATAAAAATAAAATACGCCAAAGAGAATTGCGTAAAGCTAGGTATTGGGTGAATCCAGACCTATCAAAAGCTATGGTTAAAAAATGGTACAATGAACATTTGACTGAAGTTTTGGCTTATAACGCCCAACGCAGAGCGGCTGAAATAAATGCCAAACCAATTTGGCTGACCGCCATTGAAGAGGCTCAAATGCAAGAAATGTATGATGTCGCAAAAGCGCGAGCGGTTCAAACCGGCATTGAGCATCACGTTGATCATATTTTCCCACTTAAAGGTGAAAATTTTAGCGGGTTGCATATTCCACTAAACCTTCAGGTCATTCCTGCGTTTGATAATCTCAGCAAGAAAAATAAATTTCCTGAAGAATATCAACATCTTGCGTGGGAGATTTAATTATGGGGGGAAAGACCAGTACAACAACTCAATCGGTGCAAATACCGCCGGAGGTTATGGCCCAGTATAAAGAGGTCATAAACAGGGCGAACCAGATTACCCAGAAACCTTTTCAGGTTTACTCTCAAGATCCTAATGCGTTCGTTGCCGGTCTAAACCCAACTGAACAAGCCGCAATCGGCAATATTAACGCCTTGCAAGGCATGGCCACTCCTGATGTGCAGGAAGGCCAGCAAGCTATTCGCCAGGGGATGCAACAGGGGCAAGCCTTGCAAGGCGCCTCTATCGGCACAGCCGTTTGCGGCCAAGGTGTCGGTCGCCAATTATATGGCCAGTCTCTAGGAACATCCAGCCAAGGGCTTGGCGCCGCCCAAGCCATTTATGGACAAGCTCTTCCGGCTGTTCAGCAAGCTGCGGCAACGGGCCAAAGATTTGCTTGCGATGCTGCACAACGTCTATACGCGGGCATTTGCGCCGCTAGTCCGTATATGCGGCAAGCCGGTGCTTTAGCCCAACAGGGTCTTGGAACGGGCCAGTATTATGCCGGAACAGCTTGCGGCTATTTGCGGTCTGGCGCTCAGGCTATTACGCCGTGCCAAGCTGCTATTCAGACGCAAGGGTTTATGAATCCTTATGTCGCCAATGTCGTTCAGGCACAACAGGCACTTCAAGCTCAGCAAAATGCCCAACAGCGCCAAGCTCTTACTTCTGAAGCCATTCGCTCTGGCGCTTATGGCGGTTGCCGCGCAGGTATTGCTCAAGCGAACCTTGCTCAACAACAATCTCTGGCTAATCAGGCCACTCTGTCCAATCTTTTAAGCCAAGGTTACACACAGGCTCAAGCCGCAGCGATCCAGAATGCAGCCGCCAATCGCGCTGCCCAGCAATTCGGCGCACAACAAGCAGCGGCTCTTGGTCAACAACAATTTGGTCAAAACCTTGCAGCCGCTCAACAGCAAGCCGCTCTTGGTCAGGCTCTTTACGGTCAGAATATCGGACAAGGGCAGGCAATTGCCGGCCTCGGCCAACAGCAATTTGCTCAAGGTCTTGGCGCTGCTCAGGCCGCTGCCTGCATGGGCAAAAGTCTGTTTGGTATGTCTGCACAGCAAGCTCAGCTCCAGCAAGCTGCCGCTCAGGGTCTGTTTGGTCAAGCTGCACAAGTTGCTGCTCTCCAGCAATCTGCTGGCAACAATATGTTCAATTATGGCCTGCAAGGCGGTCAGGGCGTTGCCAATCTTGGTCTGGCCAATCAAGCCGCACAATTGCAAGCTGCTCAGGCCCAAATGCAGGCTGGCCAAGTTCAGCAACAGACAGATCAAGCTGCCAAATCTGCAATGTACAATCAGTTCATGCAGCAACAGGCGTTCCCGTATCAGCAAGTCGGCTTCTTGGGCAACGTGTCTATGGGCATTGGCTCACAGTCTGGCGGTACGACTACAACAACGCAGCCGTCCTACTCTGACGTTCGCTTGAAAGAAGACATTAAGGAGGTTGGCAAAACCTTTGACGGTCAGCCGATCTACAGCTTCAAGTACAAGGGCGATAACCATACGCAGCTCGGCTTGATGGCCCAGAACGTCAAAAAGAAGCACCCTGAAGCCGTTGGTAGTCATAAAGGCTATCTAACTGTTGATTATAACAGAGCCACAGCCGAAGCTGCCAATCGCGGCAGGTTTGCTTTCGGTGGACTTGTCCCCAACAGCATGGGCGGCTCCGTTTATGACGGCACATATGGAAGACAGGCTTTTGCCGACGGCGGCGAATCTTTATCAGATTTTGCTGCATCACAGGGTATCAGCCAATATCCAGAAGGCGGTTATTACAGGAACCTTGGATGTGGCGAATCCGCGCCTGTCGATATTGGTAATTTGCAAGCGCAATATGCAGCCGCGCATCCTTCCACAGGAGCAACAACGACAAATACTGGAGCTGGCACAGCGCCCGTAACACCCGCTCCCGTTGTAACTGCGCCAGCACCCGTAACACCTGCGCCCGTAACGCCAGCGCCCGTTGTAACTGCGCCAACGGTAACTCCTGCTCCGACTACAAGCACTGGGCTTGTTCCTGCCAAGACAGTCGTTGCGACAACTCCGACCCCGACTACACCAACGGGATTGTCTCCTACTGCCTTAACGCCGCCTCTTACGCCTACTGTTACACCCAAAGTCACGCCTACTCCCGCAGTGAGCGGCACTAGCGTTGCTGCTTGTGCCCAAGCTATAATGGGTTCCGGCAAATATAATCCAGCCGCGACCTGCACTCCGGCATCTTCTGCTTTGCAAAATATTCCGCAAAGCCAGCAAGACGCTTGGAAAGTTGCAATCATCAACGCATACAAAGAGAACCTGCTGCGCGAACCCGATCAGGCTGGCCTTGATTATTGGATGAATGATCTTGCCACTGGTCGCTCTCTTGAAGACGTACAGAACCTGATTGCATCATCGCGTGAGCGCAATCTCGTTAATCAGGCTCCGCTTGCATATGATCCTTCCAAGTTTGCAAATTATGGCTCGCCTGTTCTGAACAGATATGGCGCTTATGCCGCTCCGACCTGCTCCTACCAAAGCTCATTCCAGCCTCGCCCTGCTCAAGCAACAGGCAAGGGGCCGGCAATGCCGCAATACCCCATGTCTTATGGGCCTTCTTACTATGGCCCGCAGCAGATGATGCAGCGGCCTGGTATGTGCGCCTTCATGGCAGGATACCAAAGCTCCTATGGTGGTTACGGTCAGCCTATGGGCGGCGGCTATGGCTATTGCGGCAATTATGGTCGCGGCCTTGGCGCCGGTTATGGTGGCTATGGTGGTTATGGTGGCTATCAACCTCCCATGATGGGTGGCTATTCTTATGGCGGTGGCTATCAAGGCAATACCGCAACCGGCAAAGGACCATCAGCCAGCAATTACCTGCCATGCTCGCAAACATCGCAGTTGTCGGCTCAGCGTCCTGCTACAGGCAAAGGACCGACAACAGCCAATGCTCGCGGCGGGTTTAACACTGGCGGCAGAGCTGGTTATGCAACATCCGGAGAGGTTAAGGATTATATTGACTCTCTGAATAGAGCGCCGGTGAATGTCGCGCAAAATATGTTTGGCGGCATTCCTGGCCAGCGTGTTGACATTACGAAGTTTGCTGAAAGCATGAAGCCACTTCGCAGCAATCTTCCTCAAGCCATGCCTGTCAGGCAAAACCCAAGCGCAATTGAGCAAGCTGCAACTCTCGGTTCGCAGCTTTCAAAGATTGCCGAATTTGGCTCTGCCGCAAAGGGTAAGCTGTTTGGTCAGGTCAATGAAAAGACCGGCAAATGGGATGAGGGCCTTATCGGCAACATAGGCAAACCCGGAACAACAACAACGACAACAGCTCCTGCGGCTGCTGCAAAGCCACCTGCCGATACTCATGCCGAAGCGGATATTCCTGAAAATACCGATTTATCGCCTGACGCAGATTTGCTTACAGCCGCTACAGGCGGTCGCATCCATAAATCAGATGGCGGTCCATCCGATGATGATGAAGATACGCCTGAGAAAGGTGCGTATGAGCCGCCCGGTCCCAAGCTGGAAATAGGGTTCAAGCGTCCAACAACTTCCAATGTTCCTAAGCCCGGTGGCGGCGGAGGCGGAGGTGGCGGAATGGGCCCACTGGGTGAGATTGCCGGCCTAGCTAGTGCCGGATCAGCCCTGTTTAGTATTGGTAGCAAGATTGCTACGTTCCTGCCCATGATCTTCTCTGACCGTCGGTTGAAAGAAAAGATTAAGCCGATTGGCAAGCTGTATGACGGCCAGACTGTTTACAGGTACAAGATGGGCGACGGTCGTATGCAAATCGGCCTGATTGCCCAAGAGGTCAAAAAGCACAAGCCTGAAGCCGTCGGCCTTGCAGGGAAATATCTCACTGTCGATTACGACAAAGCAACAGACGACGCCCACAAGCGCGGCAAATTCCAGTCCGGCGGCGCAGTTGCCGAACAGGCTGTGAATATGAAAGGCGCGAAAAAGGCATTTAACAAGCACTTGGATACATTTGGCGATCCCATGCTGGCTTCGATTGCCACACAATTTGGGGCGCCGATGGTTCAGTCGGCTCTTTATGCCCAAAACGAGAATGGCGGCCATGTTACCGACTATCTCCCTGAACACGCTTTACACTTTGTCTCCGGTCTTTCAGATGCAGTGCGCGGCGCACACGCAAAGCTGCTTGAACGTCAGGGCGGAGAAAAAAGTCTCGGATTAGGTGGGGCTTCAATATGACTGATAATGTCGATACAAAAGATAATGCAGACATAGCCGCGCCTGCTCCTGCTCCAGTTCCGGCAAAATCGTCAGGCGCTGATGACTTTGCGAAAACGTATCAGGAAGTCAGCCAGGCTCGCCAACAAAGCTCTACGCCTAGCTCCTGGGAGCTGATTGGCAAAAAGGTCTTGCCGGATTCCGTTCCGACATCTGCCGACTTCTGGGTTCCGCTTATTTCGGCTGTTGGCGGTTATCTTGGCGCAGGCTCTCCCACAGTTGGCGGCGCCGTTGGTCGCGGCCTGACTGCTGGTGCGTCTGCATGGATGGCGCAGCAAAAGCAAGCCGAAGACATTAAAAACGCAATTGCAACTCGCGCTCTTGAGCAAGAAAGAGTTGGAATTGCCGGTCGTGAGCTTGGACTTCGTGAGTCTCAGGTTCAACGTCAACTTAATGCCGCACAGAATGTTGCTAAAATTCTTGGCGGTGATATTGCCGCTCCTAAGATTACAACGCAACAATCTACTGTTGGTTTAAAGCCTCCTACTACTGGAACACCGACTGCCGCAGGCGTAACGCCTCCGGCTGCCGCGACTCCTCCTGCTGGTTTGGCTCCTTCGGCTGCTGCCGAAACTCCTGCTGGTGGCTTGGCTCCCGCAACTCAAGCGGCGCAGGATTTTTGGAGCACAGTTGATCCAGAATCAAATCCGACTGCTTTGTTTGCCGAAGCTGCTGCCCTTGATCGTGCTTCTATTGCTTCCTCTATGGACCCAGAAATAATGAAGCAAATGAGAGATTCAGCTAATAAAATGCGGG